AACCAATCATTGGGTATGAACCAAATACTCAAGGTCGTTATGGATATTATAAAGAACCGATTCATATACACAATGATGGTGAAAACTATCTAGGTGATGATTGGAAGTCTCACAACTGGACAGGACAAAAACCTCGACCTGCAAACACGACAGTGTTCTTTCCATTGAGATGTTACAAAGAGGACGGGAGTGCAGGGACCACTGAAACTGTATACTTTCATCAAAAAACTCCTTGGTCTGCAAAGTCTGGAATAGAACCTGAGAATGAGGATGAAAAATTCTACAGAAAACATGGACCAAAAGGGTGGCAGTTAGGTCACGATTACAGTGATTTAGTTGGATATACTGATGAATCTTTTGATTCTGACATTTGGGAAAAATATTTACAACACCACCCAATTGAAATGTTACATGGTTTTAGTTTTGCAAAATCTATCCCTTGGAACATTGGTGAGGTGGTGATGTTTGAGACATCAAGAATCCATTGCAGTTCTTACATGGAGGATTGTTTTGGTAAAGACTGTTTTCTTGTGAAGGTTAATACAGATTTGTGGGACTAGTATGAAAATACTCATACCATTCTCAGGTGGCATAAACTCTACATATTCTCTTTATCGTTGGTTGACTGAAACTGACGATGATGTTATCGCTAGATATGCGATTGATACTTGGTATCCAGACTATAAAAATAAAAAAGAACTCGACAGAGTATCTGACATAGTTTTATATCTGAAATCAGAGGTTCGTGACTTTGTTTTCGATAAAAAAATTTGGCCAGTAGAGTATGTTGAGAATAGACAACCGATTCGGCCGGGATTTAAAGTTGGCACTTGGGATGTTGGGAAAGTTTTACCAAGATATGAAGGGTATGTTTCTTGGTCGGAAGAACTTAAACCAGACGGCATATCTATCGGAATATCATTAGAAAATACCTCTATGGACTGTGGTTATAATGTCTTGCGTAAGATGATTGAAGATGTTGGGTTGGACATATATCTTGCTGGATGGTCCATATTAGAACCAATCGCACAGGGAAATGATTTTGATTGGGATGATATTTCTAGTAAAATGATTGGTAGGTTCGAACAATTTGAATTTATGCCGGAAGAACTTAGAAATATGACTTTAAAATGTAATCCTAAAACCTGTATGGATGATAAGTGTAGAGACTGCGCTTATCAAAGGACATACGAGGAATATGTTTCAGAGGGTAAAACTGGAAGAGACTTTGACTTGTATTGTGCAAAACACGGTCAATACGGACCATATAGAAATTTAGCAAATCCAGATACTTACAAATATAGGGGTAGATATTATCAATACTTAGACTTTTTATAAATAGTATAAAATACAGAGGACATGCACAAAATGACCTATACAGTAACAAAAACTTATACGAAACAAGATGATGCAACTTTTTGGCCATGGGAAAAAGATGGATATGGTGATGGTCTTGTCAAATCACTTAACGATAAAAAGTTAGTTTCTGTTAATCTGTCCGAGGATGGAAATACTGCGACCTCAACTCAGGTGTGGTCATCAAAATCAGACTATGAGGATGTTGTTAAGTCTAAAAGCGATGCCGCACTAAAATCACTACAAGAACTTTGGGTTACCTATATGGCACTTAACAATATTTCTTGTCGAGTTGTTCGGGATGATGGAAGCATTAGAGTTTTTAACTCATCATCCCAATCATTTGAAGCAGAGTAGATATTTGTTGTGGCTAAAGAAATTGAAATAGAGAAAGCACTTGGGGTCATCGACAAAGTTGTTCCACAAGAGGTCGTTGTGGAAAAGAAAGAAGTCGTTGTCCCATCTCATGGAGATGACGTAGATAATGACTATGCATATCAAAGACAAAACTTTTATAACCTTGTTGAACGTGGTCAAGATGCGATTGATGGAATACTGGAACTTGCAAAAGAAAGTGAGCATCCAAGAGCATACGAGGTTGCTGGAAATCTTATCAAACAGGTCGCAGACGTTACCGAAAAACTAGGCGACCTTCAAGAGAAGATGAAGAAACTTAAAGAGGTTCCAGACCACGGACCTAAGAATGTGACCAATGCGCTGTTTGTTGGTAGTACTGCTGAGTTACAAAAAATGTTGAAAGGGAAAAGTGAGTAAGGTTCTTTATTATCATCTTAATTCTTTTCCAGAAATAAGTCAAAGAGATGAATATAAATTAGCAACTAGTTTTGGTCTACATTCTCCACGTTTTAGATATGGTTTTGATAACCATCTTGATTTGGTAGAGAATCCATTACCAGATAATATCTCACCAAAACCTGTAGGCGCATTTGATGATTTAGTTATTCGTAGAGCCACAGAGTTGTGGAATATCGGTAAACCAATAAGATTATGGTGGTCGGGTGGTATAGACAGCACATGTGCTTTGGTTGGACTTTTGCACACCAAGAAGTTAGGTGATGATCTCACTGTATATCTATCAACAGATAGTGTAAAAGAAAATCCAAAATTTTATGATATACTAGTTAGGTCTAGAATTAACATACAATGGCATTCTCATGCGGATTACATTTACGACAACGTGAACCTATGGAGTGGTGACTCTATAAATGTAAACGGTAATGGTGGAGACGAATTATTTCTTGCAATATCGTCAACAATGTCTATGGAAGAATTTTTCAACATCAAAGATAGTGAGTGGATTCATGTTATAAAAGACTCGGATATTTTAAATACTGTTGAAAAATATATCGATGCATCTCTATACAATCCAGAGACATGTTGGGAGTTACTTTGGTGGCTTGCTAGAAGTATAGATGACTTATCAACAAGATATCACTCACCAAGATTTTTGAAAGACCCCTCTACACACCACTTAGAGTATGCATTTTTTTACACAGACTATTTTGAACAGTGGTCCTTTTCTAATCCATACGCTGGACATAATGGTGATTACAAAACATATAAGTGGCCCATGAAAAAATTTATTTACTGGTGGGATAAAAATGAGGATTATCTTAATACAAAACAAAAAGAAAGTTCTTTTCCCTCTGTATATAATAAACAATCACGATACATAGGTTCCTCGCGTGGTCATTATGTTCTCAATAGTATCGTATATGAGGACGGCACATTTGTTAGGTATAAATAGAAATATGGAAAAGAATGATATAAAAGAGGGACCAGTTCAGAGTCATAATCCCGATGATAGGGTTTGGGAATACGATGGTGATGGTCAAAAGATTTACAAGGTAAATCAAGGATACAATAAAAAAACATCGTATACAAAAGAACATTACTATGGAACGCATTTTTGGAAAAATAGAGGATGACTGAACAAGTCTATCTAGGAAACCCAAACCTCAAACGGGCAAACGTTCAACAAGAGTGGACGAAAGAAGAACTACAAGAATATCAGAGGTGCATGGAAGACCCTTTGTATTTTATTCAGACGTATGTTCGCATCGTTTCTCTTGATGAAGGACTTGTGCCGTTCAAGATGTATGATTTTCAGAAAGAGATGGTAGGGACGTTTCATAGTAATCGTTTTACTATTTGTAAACTTCCTAGACAGTCTGGTAAGTCCACAACTATTATCTCATACCTTTTGCACTATGTCTTGTTCAACCCTACGGTAAATGTGGCAATCCTTGCGAACAAGGCAGCAACTGCTCGTGACCTTCTTGGTAGATTGCAGTTAGCATATGAACATTTACCTAAGTGGTTGCAACAGGGAGTGATGAGTTGGAACAAAGGTTCTTTGGAGTTAGAAAATGGTTCAAAAATACTCGCTTCATCTACTAGTGCTAGTGCTGTGCGTGGTGGGTCTTATAACATCATATTTCTTGACGAGTTTGCTTACGTCCCAGCCAATGTTGCTGAGCAGTTCTTTTCCTCTGTGTACCCCACAATTTCATCTGGTAAATCAACGAAAGTAATGATTGTTTCTACACCGCATGGTATGAATCAATTTTATAAACTGTGGGTAGATGCAGAGGAAGGTAGAAACTCCTATGTCCCGATTGAAGTTCATTGGTCAGAGGTGCCGGGTAGAGACGAGGCGTGGAAAGCAGAGACAATCAAGAATACATCAGA